GCTGGTGACAACTGTGGTTGCAATTGCTAAAGTTTAGTTAAGAGTTCTTTGACTTGTATATAAATTACAGGTCAGAAACTCTTATCCCGATGCCAAATAATGAATGGCATTTACAACCAATTAAACACTATTTAACAAAATTAGTATCACCCTTGGTAGAAGGGGTTGGGGGCGTGGAGTGGTCGGCAGTAGTCGGGGCGGTGAAGCGTCAATATGTACGTGTATAATTAATCGTATATAATTACCTAGTAAAATTCTAAAGAAAGGGAAAAGTTATGAGTTATTTTTTTAATCCTTATATGATGGGATATAATGCTAACCGTTTCAGAGGGGTACATAGACTTGACTTTGGAGGGATACCGTTTGTTCGGACATCTTCTGTAACAACAGACACGACAAATTCAGAGGTTATCTATGGTATTAGCCCGTGCCTGTTCAGGCGATTGCCAAATCAAGGTATTTTGCTCTTGAGTGTAAATCATGTTCCTACTGCCGGATCTGACGGGTATCTTGTTTCTGTGGCTACCACACTGACAAATACCACATCAACATCCACAAGCAAGGTTCCTTTGGTAAACGGTTCGGGAGATCAGATTCCGTCTAGTGAAATTTCACAAGGCAATAAATACTTTGTCTATTACGACAAATGTAATGGGATATTTCAAGTAGTTAATCATATCGTTGCACCTGCTACTGCCGCACAGGCTAGAAGCACTGTAAAATGATATTAAAAAGTTAGAATAAGTATGTTTCAATCAATACGACAAGGACAGCAGTTTTTCATATTGCATAAAGGGGAAAACCCAAGATGTGATGTGGGCACTGTGGTAAGTGTTTCAAATCCTGTTCCTAAATATCAGAACGGATATACAGCATATCCTCTTCCGCAAAATGAAATGGTTGTGGATGTGAAAGTTAAGGTTGGAGATGATACTCTTGATTTTCAAAAGTTGCCAGCCAATCTTAGTATAGCAGACTTTTCCCAAGTAGGCGGAAATGTGGTTGTATCGGAAAGCAAGGATGCCATCAATGCAGAGATAGAAGCAATGAAAATAAGTAGTGTAAGGGTTGTGGAATCTGTGGAATACCATCAGAAAGTAATCAAAAGCTGCGATGAGATGCTTACAGCATTAAATCCTGCATTTGCCGAGAAGGCACAGCAGGACAAGGAGATGAAGGAACTTAAAGGTGAATTGTCACAGATAAAGGATATACTTGCACAACTTGCTGCTTCTGGTATCAAATTGCCTGATGTGCAACATGTAAACAATAATAATAACAACAATAAAAAATAAATACTATGGGTTGGAAAGTATATGGAATGGGCCGTAGCTTTGAAGGTGAAGATATGGACCGGGAATTAGAAAAAGCGTATAAAGAAGGTTATCGTGACGCTATGGAAGAAATGGAAGATCGCTATGGTGAACGTGGCGGACGTGGCGGACGAGGTGGCGGATATGGCGAAAGAATGTGGGATGATGATGATGAGTACGGAGAAAGACGCGGAGTTAAAGGTACTGGTCCCTATGCCAGACGTAGACGCTAATTAAATTGGTTTAAGCCCGTAGTAAACCACTACGGGCTATCTTTTTAAAAACAAAAGCTATGGAAAGAACGAGATTAGATGTATATGAGAAACTTCCTTCGGGAATGGAAAAATATCTTGCAGAACATGGATGGAATTTCTCAAAGAAATTGTGTGAATATGCCGTTTCAAAAATGAAAGACAGAAACGGTAACAAAATACACCCATATGACAAAGACCAAGTAGAAGCATTGATGAAGCAATTCAATGTTGAATTGAAAAACGATGTGGAATACAACAAGGTTTATGTATTGAATATGGTACGTGCCGACTACATGGGTTCATCCATCGTCAATGAACAATATGCCTGTATGTTTGTAAAAGACTATCTTGACGATGTTGACGGAAGCCCTACCCGTGCTCTTGACGAGTATTATGCAAAATGTATAGCTTGTGGAACACCTTTCTCTTGGGAGGATTATATCTGATTGCTATGGTACGACAAAGACTATACATTGAGGAATATGATTGGACGGTTGATGTATTCTATTCTGTGGATAAATACTCTTATTTAAGAGCGATATACAGACTGGAATATATTGGCTGTCCTTTTCATTTGCTGAACAGGATAACGGATAAGATAAAGACTGAAAAATACAATTACGGTGTAACGTATTCAAACAATAAGTGCACTGTAATCATTATCAGTCACAGTACGTCTGATGAAGAATTTATGAATACACTAGAGCATGAAAAACAACACATGATTGGTCATATAATTGATCATTATGGCATAAAGCCTTCATCAGAAGAAGCCGGATACCTTGCAGGATATGTAGGTGCTTTATTTACAAAACCTATAAAAGACGAGATTTGCGATTGTTGTAAGAAAAAACTAAAATAAATCATTATGAAAAAGATTTTTATGGCTATGATTAGCGGAAAAAGCAAAGAAGAAGTGTATGATATGCTTAACGATTCGGAAAAGGAAATCCTGTTCGGTATTGCTCAAAGCATGGGTATGTCACGGGTGGAAAGAAGAAAAATGAAAAGAAAATACGAAAAGAGAAGATAGGCTAACTGCCTATCATCTCTATTATTAGTTAAAACTTTTGTATAACTCAAGATTGTTGAAAACATAGCACTCTTTATCCTTGACTTGAGGATACATATAAGAGGGAATATGTGCTATCTTACGGGCATTTCCCCAGTATGATGTCCAATCTTTTACGTTAAACAGAAGTTGCGGGGTGTCATAGAACAGGTTCAGTTCTCCTGCCTTTTGTACATCTTCATCCCATTTACCTTCGTCACGGGCGATATATAATCTAAAATTGTTCATATAAGTTTTCTTTTTATAAGAGTGTTTTCTACTTCCATCCAATCAACAAACGGTCTGTTTGACAGGTTTACATCATATTTCAATGGACATCCCAATGCCGCATCGTCAATATATATGTGACAATAAGGTTTGGGTGATGTGGTCCATGTGTGCTGTTCAGGATTCTCGTTTATACCGAACAGGGGAACGTTGTTGTTCATAAACCATTTTACGGCTTCCGATAGATACTTTCCTCCCTGTTTGTGTATGTTGTAATCATCGGAAGTCACCTCGTCAATATCACTTCTCATGGTGAACAGGATAAGTTTGTGTCCGTTCTCAACCAATTTTTTCAATACAGGCACGGCACCTATGTCCTTGCCGATTTTAGGAAAGTCGTGTGTCACGACTGTTCCGTCAAAGTCAATTCCTATGATAGCCATAATTTTATGTTTTTTAATCAAATACAAGCCAAGTGTCCGTAGGCGGATTCCGACATATCACCATGTTTATTTACATAGTCAACAAAATCTTCCAAAGGAACGGCATCTATCTCATTCCTTGCTTTTCCAATGGGAGCACCGCCACCAGTAATGCTTACTTGAACGGTATCCCAAGAAACGTATTTCTGACATTCTTTGGTCAATTCACTTTCTATTACTGTCAAACAAGTAAAAGCAGCGTTATATTGTCCTGCCAGTTTTTCTATTTTATTCATATATCATTGGTTTTGATAGTTATTTATCTACAGTTGATTTTACAATAATCTTATTATCGGATGATGGCATTACAATCACATTTCCGGCATCTGTGCTAATTTTTAGGATAGGATTAAAGTCAAAGTCAGCAGTGGCTACTATAATCATATCTCCAAAAACATATCTTTTATCTTGTTCCAATTCATTCATATCTTATTTGATTTACACTAATTCAATTATAGCCTTCTTTAAATTAACAAATAAAGGTATTGCTGACATGCCCCCATTGTAATCCAACTGTCTTAAAGATGGGACAACCTCTCCATTATCATCAATCTCATAATCTGCGATATAGGCTAACTTCTTCGCTTCGGGAACCAATATCCTTTCATTGTTCCTTTTATGAGCCATGACCGTTATACAGACCTTGCTTCCAACAGGGAATCCTTGGTTAGATTCAATGTATTCCTTTTCCAGCTTAATTTTCTGATTCTTCAATTCCCTTATTTTTGAATCAATATCATTTTTCTTTGTCTGAAATTCTTCTTTGTTCATTTTTTTTCTTTACTTTATGATATTTTATTTGTCTAAGTTTTTTTTCATCCATATTAGTCCGCTTCTTTCTTGGCAACATTCACAGTAGTTATATCCTAATCGTTCATACCATTTCTCTTGCCAACTACCTTTCTTTGCCTCAAGAAATACACGGACACATCCTAATCCTTTGGCTATTTGTTCTGCACGAAGCATTAAATTGATTCCGTTTCCATTTCGTCTTTGCTTTCTTACAAACAGGGATGACAATATTATCTCACTTGGATTGTCATTGTATCTATGCAATGATATATGACCATTATCCAATATTATATTTATTATTTCATTGGGCTGTCTACATTTAATCTCCTTTCTATTCAATTCGTTAAAGTACATTTCTGTTTGTTTCATAATTGCTCCATCTTAATTTATTCTAACAAACTTGCCTGCAATATCGCAGGTTCTCAATATTTCTGCATTATTCTCACCAAAAGCGATAAGGATACTACCACAACCTGGAGAATCCCCACGAGTTCCGTCTGGACGGAAGAATCTGATTCGGTTACGCAAGAACTTCATTGCCGTTGCCTTTTCGAATATCACATCCTGAAACATCTTTGAATCACAGCGATTGAAAAGTAAAGCAATACCATTTCCATGTTCTGCCATCCGTTTAACGAAACATTCTATAAGAGGACGGGAATAAGGTGGGTTCAACCAAACACGACCTTTCCATTCCTGTTTTAATCCATCATCATTTTTGTTGTACATGACACTTGTGTTTTATATAGGGGGGGGGATACTGGGGCACATGGGTCAAAATCAAATTCACCTAATGCGTCTATAATTTCTTTCGGTGTGTACCATTCATCGGTACTATTAGCCGATCTTTCAAAAGTTGTATTCATATCTGTTTCGTTATTAGTTAAACTATAAATTTTAGTCGATACCCTAAATACTTTGTTTCTTCATCTTTAACAATTAAATGTCTATACAATTCATCCATAATGATGTAGAAGATTACTTTAGGTAGCGGCTTCTGTAAATACTCCAAGTATCTTTCATATAGAATATGCTTTGGAGTTACCGTTTCGATTTCTCTGAAACATTCGGTTATCGGACGAAAATCAAATCCATTCTTCTCTGGGTTGGTCAATAGTTCCTTATAGGCAGCTACAAGACCAGGGGATAATTGTATTGTTTCACTCATTACTTCTCTGTTATTAGTTATTCTTTGAAATCCAGTTATCAGTATCACAGTAAAAGCAATATCCACTTTTAGGATGTTCCGCACCGTCTTTAGCTCCACAAGTTCCACAATAATACTCCTTATCATATTCCGGGGAAAGACCTTTATTTCGTTCTTTGATGACTGCTTTTCTTTCTTCAAGCATCATCATTTTATCGGGATTACGACTCAAATAAAACCTTCTGACTTTATGTATTTGCTTTTCAAATAGTTCGTCAGATTCAGCTATCTGCCTTGCTGTATATTTGCTCATTTATATATCGTTTTACGCTAATTCTACAATAGTAAATTCAACTAATTCAGAGGGAAAAATATCAAGAGTTCGCTTTTTACCTTCAGGTAAAACTGAAACTCTTGCATTACCTAAATATTGAAATATACATTGTTGATATCGGTTAATAACCTTAAATCGCTTTCCATTCTTCTCAATAACCATTCCTTTACTAACAGATCTTCCCGTTGAATCAACCAACCATTTATCCAGAAAAGATTCCTCCAATTGAGCAATTTTTTGTTTAAGCGGAGCAATCTGTTTTTTATAAGCATCTTCAAAAACTTTAATCTCTGTATAAATAGCTTGTACCTCTTTCGTGAGTTGTTCAGCATCTGCAATGCGGTTGCTGTATTTATCATCTGATTCTTTCATATCTATCTTGTTTTGAAAATTATTTATTTCTCTTTTTAACGAAACATTTCTATTACTACTTTATTTTCCGAGTTCCCATCATCAGGATGCACATCAGTAAAGTCAATGACAGAAAAATCATACAAATCAGGAACGTATTCAGTTTGATAATCTCCCGTATTCATTACGATATTTATTTCAGCATCCTTATTGACAACTAACATTAGTTCGTCAATCATATCTTGGACAGTAATTATTCTTTTCATTTTTATATCAATTTTAATGCTTCCTGTAATCCTGCTTCAAGTGCTTCCTCGTAGATATCCCATTTACTACCATCATTTGTTCCTTTCTATTTAGTTTTGAATTAATTCCGTTTTATCTTTATGGTATTAATCTTTCCTCAACGCACCAACATAGCATTTCATAAGCTACATCTATTAATGAGTAAGATAAAAATTCTTGATAATAATCAAATTCGTCAGACATGGAATAACATATATGCCAACAATTGTCACTAAAATACATTGTAATCCAATAAGTATCCGTTCCTGTTTTTATTTCTTTTGGCAACAATTCTAAAACGTCAAGCAAAGTAAATGCAGGAATACAATGTTCTTTTCTGAACGGTTCCTTGAAAGTTCTCCACTCTCGTAAAGATAATTGTGGTTGTTTGCCTTCCTCATAAGGATATAACATCCAAGTCATTGATGCGTTACCTGTATTCACTCCAATTTCTTGTAGGTGTTTCATTTTGTCAATAGATAGCACATTCTCCAAAATTCCCATCGGTTAAAATATTTTTGGTTTTATTTGATACGCTTGCAGTAATATATCTGTTCGTGGTTCTTATATCAGAATGACCAGCCATAGATTTCAGTTCTCCTTCTGGTATTCCCATATTAGCCCATCTGGTAATAGCTGTTCTACGTCCTGTATGTGTTTTGATGAACTGGTACTTCGGCCCTTTCATGAGTACATTTGCCCGTCTTACAAATACCTGCTTGTTTATACCTGCTCTACATCCAAGAGTTGGTAGAACTTCGTTCATTGTTGTCTTTAACGAAGATTCTATATTGTATTTATCGAACGATCTAACCTCTTTTATCATTTCTATAATCTTGGAAGGTACTGGAACCTCAACGTTCTTACCTGTCTTTTTTGATATATACGAAATAACATTTCCCTCCATCATAGAATCTTTCAATCTGAAAATATCGGAATATCTCATGGCAGTATAGCATTGTATCAGAAACAATTTCTTTACAATTTTTTCCGTAACGTTAAACGGTTCGACATTCCAGAATAATTCTATTTCTTCATCCGTAAGAGATATATTTGAAGGAGATTTTACGTCCAAAGAGATAATATAATCATTGATATATTTACTCATCTCTTTTGATTCGGACAATATTCTTTTAAGCATTAAAAGATATGCCTTTTGAGATGATTCACTTATCTTTCTCTTTGACTTTATAACATTGATCATATCATCTATCATATCACGATTTACAGGCTTTTCAATAGATGGAACTTCTTTGAATGTAGGGATGGTATCATTAAAATCATACTCGTCATAAAGCTGATTGGTAAGATATGGCATTATATGTTTTGATAATGCTTCAAATCTTACCTTTCCGCTTCTTGTCTTTGTATTATTCAACTTTTCTATCAATACGCCTACAGTCATAATTGAAGGGCTATATTCGTTCTGAATTGTTTCAAGTCTGTTTCTTAAATCCTCAATCAGACTGTTCTGTGATTCTATCGTCTTGTTTAACCTATCTATTGTTTCAGCGAGAATCTGAATTGTTCTTTCTTCGTTTTCCATAAGTTATATATTTTTGTTGCAAAAATAATAAAACTGTATATTCGATAGGTTAAACAATAGTTAGCAACTCTTAAAAATGTTTACTACGCCCATTAATTTATAATCTCCCTCTTCATTAATGATACATATAGGAGCATTATTCTCAGGATTAGTGTATGCCAATGTGACATAATCCCCAGGAAATACCTTCAATGCGTTAATCATCTTTTCAATGTTCAGATTGCAATCAAAACGCCCTTGACAAGATCCTTCAATTCCGACATTTTCCGATATTTTATACCCTGCATCATTTGTGTATGTTATATCCATTTTATTATCTTCCTCCCTGCAAACAAAATGTGATATGTTATATACATCTGACATTACCTTTATTCTTGAAAGGGAATCTATCAAGTCGCTAGTTCTTGCTTTAATAAAGTAATTAAAGTTTGATTTTATATTGTTTACCAATGGTATGTAGTTTACAAACTTAACCTCCATCAGCGTACAATTAAAGACAGAACCGAAATCCCCATAATATATAGACATCACCCTTTCATCATCAGATACAGAAACAGTTACATTTTCTTCTGACAACATCTCAAGAAAAGATAACGCTTCCTTTACCGAAGTAGGCATTACATTTATGCACAAGTCCTTTGATATATCCGGCTGACATTCTATAACATCTCTTACAAATACAATCTTATCGGACGAACATATATCAATGCAATTATTGGAACAAATAAAATTTATCCCCACTCCACTAAGGCTGGTCACAACGTCACTGATATCATTAAATCCTATGTTCCTTTTTAATGCTCTATACAGATCATTCCTGTTCAAGTTGACCCTTATCCCGGTACCACGCTTACCCATTTTAATATCAGGATAAGATTCTACATCTTCCGCAAAGAAAGACGCTTCACTGCCATTGTAAGAGAATATTATATCCTTATCATATATCTTTACCGTAACAATGGAATCCTTTACTGTTTTGAGCAGCTTTACAAGTCTTATTCCGTCTACTGCAAACTCCTGTCTGTCATTACAGTCTGAATCAACAACTGGAATGATCAAACGCATCTCATTAAGGTTATTGTATGAAGTAACCTCTATTGAATTTTCTGATGCTACATATTTAAAACGGAAACATTTCAATATCGTCAAGCCTGTATCGGAAAGACAGGCTTTGGCTGAGTTTAACGTTAAATATAAAACTTTTCTATCAAAAACTATCTTATTCATAAATGTAAAATTCAAATGTATTCAATCCAAGAAAAATGTTCTCTTTTATCAAGGTAATCCATGTCGTTCTCGTTATAATAGGCTTCCTTCTCAAACGATATATTTCTATACGCATTACCTTTTTGTGTAAGCCTGTACAGCCATTCCAAAATATACAAAATGTAAAACGGAACATACAAAAGTTCTTTCATTTGTTTTGTATGAATCGCTTCGTGATTGTAATCGCTTTCACGCATCGTACATCCTTTTCTTACGAAAAGAACCCCAAACAAATTTATACACTTGTACCCCTTGAATGGAATAATTTTGTTATATATAACTTTCATTGAAACAGCTCTTTAATTATTTTTTCAAAACTTACTTTTGTAGTGCTGTTACGTAAACAGTAATCTTTAACCTGTAATGTATTCGACATTATAGGCTGACCACGCTCAATAGCGTCAAGTATATTCCATAACATATCCTTAGACCATACAAAATATCCTCTAAAGAAATATGTAGCCATCACATCAGCTTGTTCTATTATATGATTACGGTCATGGTTACTGTCAGGCATTTTAAGTTCTATGCCATATATCTTACCGTCATGTATATAAGCAAGGTCCGGCATACTTTTCTTTGCCCCTAGAGCACGGAATTCAGCCGACTTGTTACCACTTACAGCAGGATGGAGAAGTTCGGAAAAAAATGCCACAAGCAATCCCCTGCATCCTTTACCTTCTTTCTCGTTCCTGTAACTAACTACTATATCTTTCTGCATTTTCTTTTCTTCCGCAGATCGTTTCTCCTCAGCCATGATAAAAAAAAATTGTATTTGGCAAAGGTATCACGAAATGGGATATGTGAGAAGAATAAAAGGTTAAAGTTTGTTATCAACCATCTCAAATCCTTCACACATATCATGTCCGCTGTTTCTTATCTTCATGGCAACGTTTTTTTCAAACCAAGGAATATAGCAGACATATCCAACAAACAAACCGTCCACAATAACCGTATATCTATGCTTGCAGCGACAGCAGCAACACTCTCCGTTCCTGCAAGGCTTTGTGTTGCTATTTTGTAAGATCATCCAAAGAAATGTTTTCTGACAAGAAATCGTCCGTGCATTGTTTTACTACATCATCGAACCGCAAATCGCAATACTCGTCAATCCAGTCACCGATGAAGTATAGTTTGTTGCTTCCTGCAATAACACCAAACAGAATAGGGTCTTTTCTTTTTTTCATCTCTTCTTTTTTCTTGTCAGACGGTAAATCTGTTCCGTTATTATCAAAGTCATAATGGAGGATAACATAGTTGTCGAATATTTCATATTTGTCTATGTCAGTCTTTTTCCTAATTATGTCAAATGGTATGATTCTTGTATAGTCAGATATGTAATCAAGGCATAGATTTTTCGGACATCCTTTTGCAAACTTCATAAGATTTTCCTCTGATATAGCCTTGTATAATCCTTTACTGAACAATATGCTTTCGTATTTACATATCACCATGTTTCGGAACAGTTTTTCTTTCAAGGCGTGTTGACCGGATCTTTCAGCATAACCTAGCATCAGTATATAGTCTTTTATTCTATCCCTGTATTGCTTCATCTCGTTCTCTGTCTGTATCTTCACCTCAGAAAAGAAATGTATTACGTCAAACTTGGATCTTCTATATTCGTCTACATAATCCTTAATCTTTTTAAACCATGAGTTTTCCTTATGGTTTATGCCAAGAAGAGAGGTTCTTACTTGCTTGTGTTCCTGGTTTGTTTTTACAGAATCAAGCATTGTAGGTGAAACGGTAAGATTAAATTCCGCCACTCCTTCCTTGTCATTGCTTTCCATGTATTGTTTTAGGAAATCGTAAGACATTACACTTGGATTAGGATCTTTCTGCTCTATAACGGCATATTTGGGCAGATTAAAGTCAAGCCTTATAGCTTCATGAAACAAGGCAATTTTACCATCGCTGTTAAGTAAATTTTTTCCCATAATTAAATGTTATTTTTTGTTTCTTTGAATATAACCCCATATAAACTTGCTGGAATATCCGCATTCTTTCATGGCTTTACGAAAATCAGTTTCCGTATTTCTGATATACAACTGCCGTATTGCCCAATAAGTATTGTATCCTTTAAGTTCCGCATACTGGAAAAATTGTGTAGGTGTCATTTGTTCAAATTTTAAATCTCCTACTAGTTCTTGCAGTTCCGCCATTCTTATTTCCTTTTCGGTTGGATATACATATCCGCAGAAAGGACATTCCGAAGCGGTTATGGCAATATATTTACCACATTGTTTACACTCTTTCACCCCTTGTATTCCTTCACATTTCCCCTTGTTATGCCATAAAGCCCATTTACGTTCTTTCTCAAACTTGCCGAGCCGTGATATGTTACCACCGAAGTCTAGGAGAAATGCTTCCGTTTTATTTGGGTGAAGCCGTATAGCCCTGCCAGTTGCCTGGATATAAAACTGAACGGATTGTGTAGCACGGTTTAATATGCAAACCTCTATACTTGTTTCATCGTATCCCGTAGATAAGATACCACTGTTGCATATAACGGTGAATTTATCGTCATGGAAATCCTTGATAAGCTGTTCCCTGTTTCCTGTAAGATGCTTGTATCTTTCATATAATGCTAACTCATCCGGCTTATTCTTATCTATACCTGATATGAGGAATTTTGCAGGAATGCCAGCTTCATTAAATTCAGCGCACATCCTTATCGCATTTGCCTGTGTGGCATCAAAACAGATTGCTTTCTTCATCGGGCAGATACGCATATAGTTTTCAATCACCCCCTTGTACTGTACAGACTTGTTGAACACCGCACCCATCTGCCTGCTATCGAAATCACCTGTGCGATAATCGGTATTAACCTTAGACAAGTCGGGCGCATCAACTGTAAACGTTCTCAACTTGGTTATGTTTCCCCGGTCCATCATATCCTGTATCTGGGCGGTTTCTACAATCTCTTCATAGTTCATGCCAAGCTGCCTTTGGTTTCCACTTCTCATCGGGGTTCCTGTAAGACCTACTACATACTTATCATCAAGCAAACCAGACTCAAAGAGATAATCCGCGTCAGACGAATGCGCTTCGTCTATCAGACAGAGAGATACACTTTTAACCCATTCAACCCATTCGGGCTTTTCAATCCTTCTACGGAGAGTTTGAGCCATTGCGGACACTACTAGACCTTTAGGTATGTTCCTGTGCTTAGGGGAGATGTATTCAGCCTGTATGCCAACTCTTTCCAACGTTCCCCCTGTTTGTGTCATAAGTTCAGATCTGTGGGATACGATAAGCACCTTATTCCCCTTTTCGACAGCACCTTTAGCCATAAAACTCATTATGACCGTTTTGCCGTAACTTACACAGGCAGAGAATATGACGTGCTTATGATTAGTCAGGGCATTTCTCAGACGGGTTATTCCCACCTCCTGGTAATCCCTTAGCTTGAGGTAATTATATACATTCATACACATACATATTGACGCTTCACCGTCCCGACTACTGCCGACCACTCCACGTCCTCAACCCCTTCTACCAAGGGTGATATTAATCCGAACCGTTTGATATTTACCGAAGCGAGAATGTCACGATCATTGTGCCTTCCGCATTTCGGGCAAACCCATTCACGGTCACTGAGTTTCAATTCACTATTAACGTATCCGCATATACACGTCTTGGAACTTGCTTCAAAACGTCCGATACGTATAAGGTTGCGTCCATACCATTCGCACTTGTATTCAAGCTGTCGGAAAAACTCGCTCCATGAAACGGATGATATGGATTTTGCAAGATGGTGGTTTTTCAACATACCCTTTACATTCAAATCCTCAATGATTATCGTTTGGTTTTCACGGACAATCTTTGATGTGACTTGATGCAGGAAATTGTTGCGTTGGTTGGAAACCTTCTCATACTGTCTTGCCAGGATTTTTCTTGCCCGTTCTCTTCGGTTGGAACCTTTCTTTGTCTTTGAGAATCTTCTTTGCAACACCTTTAGTCTTGTTTCCGATTTCTCAAGATATTTGGGATTGGCATACACATCACCGTTCGAACAAACTGCAAAATCCTTTATACCGACATCTATACCGATAGACGTATCATATCTGACAGCAGGCTTTACAGGTATTTCCTTTCCATCGTCAACAAGAACAGAAATGAAATATTTACCTGTTGGTGTCTTGCTTACCGTGACAGAACATACCTTACCGTCAAACTTTCTGTTCGGAAAGAATTTAACCCATCCGATCTTTGGAAGTCTTACCTTGTTGTTGTCAAGGTCAACAGACACCGAATTTATAGCCTTGTATGACTGTCGGCTGTAATGCTTCGCCTTGAAATTTGGGAAGCCTGTCTTTTCACGGAAGAACTTCACGAACGCGCTGTCCATATTTCTTATGGATTGTTGTAGGCACTCGTTTGATACTTCCGAAAGCCATTCCTTCCCATCTTCCTTTTTAAGTTCTGTAAGCATCTTAGCCAGTTCAACCCATCCTATCTTCGTCTTGTCACGCTGATACGCTTCTATACGTTTACCGAGCATATAGTTATATACAAACCTACAACACCCGAAAGATTTGTTGAAGAAAACAATCTGCTCAGGAGTAGGATTAAGTCTATATTTATATGCTCGTTTCATATTGCAAATATAACTATAAATTAAATTACAACATAACTAATTTAGTTAAATAGTGTTTAATTGTTTATAAATGCCTTTCAAATTCGTCAACGTAATCCGTATTCATCTTCGTAAAACAATTTAAAGTTTCTCCATCTATGCCCGTTTTTCCCCTTACAGAAAGAACTGCATGAGCGTTGTGGCATACCTAATTTCCTCTCACAGTCACAACAGGCTTCAAAGCATAGGAATCTGTTCGTGTCATCCTCTATCGCAATGACAGCCCTTGTATTGTTCCTATGACCGAGATAAGAACCGTTTTCCTTTCGTTTCTTTATGAGTTCCTTCATAATAACTCTTTTCTTTTCACGTTCCTCATCCGATACTTTCCTTCCTTTCTTGAATCCATAATTATGACCTTTGACGAACCTTCCTTTTTCGTCACGGTAAGATATTGGATAATCTATCCATAATTCGCTAATTGCTGGCATTGAAGTATAACTTTAGTTTCACAATTTCATCACTCATGGTATGTACTCTTTTCAGCCATGCCATTTTCCACGCTTCTTTCCCTATACCATATATACGATATATATCATCTCCTGCATTGTCAAATTTAATAGGAGTGCATTCTATGGACTTACACCTTGTACCATCCATAAGTTCAACATCACCTACACCACCATTGAGCATAATAAAATTGATATTGTTCTCTATAGCAAGATAAGGGACGATTATTTCGTCCCCATGATTAGGTTTGTTGTGTTTGATAAATGTAGTCATTTATTTCTCTTATTTTATATTTTACAGGATCACGTTCATTGAGACTAAGATATGCAAGAGCCATCTGTAATTTATCCTCAAGTTTGTTTATATCCTCTATATAATCACATCTATTAAGTTCCCAGTACAATAGTCTTGAAGGATCGTTTGTAGGTCGTAAATCAAATGGATCATCATCTGACTTTCCATCATATACTATATAATACATTTTTTCCACATCAGGGTGAGAAAGAAAGTGAGATATTAATTGCCAGTAGTATTCCTCTATCGCCTGTTCCTTTGTGGCTTCTCTCAAATATTCAATCTTACTTTCAGAAGTAAAGCATTTAACTTCGGCTATATAAGATAATTTACCATTGACATCAAATCCATATCCATCGGGAGAATCGCCATATCCATCATGGATATTATCGACAAAAACAATTTCGTCAAAATCATCCGCACAAGACATTAGTCTTGAGAACGTGTTATGGTTAAAACACTCTATAGCGTCTTTTTCATGATCCTTTCCCCACTCCATATCAGAGGTGGATATATGTCGGCATGGTTTGTTTAACCTTCTCTCCCTTGCAACCTGATAAAGATAAGAGATAGCTGTATCTCCGAAAGGAACATCAACTGTTTTTCTCTTTACGCCCTGTTTTTTTGCGACCTCTAACTCGGATGGTGTCATTTCCCTTCTCCCGGAAACCATAAGTTTTCCAATGGCGGAAGAGGTGATTTTACCACACCTCTTCATAAGCCATAATTTTTCTTTTTCTTCCGCTTCCATCATTTCTTAGTCGCTTCGTTAAACAACTTCATAGCTTCCGCGTCTACATCATAGCTTGATGTGATGTAATTAATGTCGCATTTTCCACTTTTCAATGCTTCCAATGCAGCCTTGAATTTATCAGAGTTCACCGTCATTTTCTCTTTCTGAGGTGGTGGAGGAACATCACGCCCTATTCGTAATCCGTAAACCTTTCCTCCATCGCTTGGGTCACGTGTCAGTTCCTTGCATAATATTACACGGAAATCATGGATGGTTTCAGGATAATCAGTTCCAGCTAGTTTGGTAAGTCGTTTACGATTTGTACTGTTCAGCAACATAGGTTTGGGAACAATATTTGTTTCTTTAAAGTAAGCAATCCATGATGGTTTCTTACTTCCCTGTACCTTTGCATTCTCATCCCAAACAATATGTGATATGGTAGCAATAACAGATTGACCGTTAGGTAGTATTTCTACTCCCACATAATCAGATTGGCTCCCTGTCCTCCAATGATGGAGAAGTTGGTTTTGTTGTTCGTTAGGCATAATTATTGGATATTACTTGTTGAAACTATAGTTGCACTCCCTGTCTTATCTACAATTACATTTTTATCACCTATAACAGCTTCCGTCTTGTTGCCACTAGGAAACTCTGGTAAAGATTTATTATCTTCCTCATATAGATAAACATCCATGATAGCGGTTTCGGCTACGGATGCAATCACGTAGTCTGCCATTGTACCTTTCATTCCTTCGTCCAGTTTCTTTACAGCATCTCGAAGGTCGGAAGCCTGTACCAGTACAGTAGTGGAAGTCTTTTTCTCCGCTCCGCTTTTTTCGTCTAGCGTAATGAAGAACAGCTTGCACTTAAACCATCGGTCGGCTGCATCTTCCTCAGATGAGAATAGTTCGCTGTAGTTGGCTCGTTTGATGTCCGAAACAGTGAACTCTCCACTAATAAACGGTGTCATTTCAGATATAATACGTGCTTCTGCCTCAGTAAAGCTAAGCGCATCCACCAAAAATTGTTCCGTTACTTTCTTGTTTACACCATTTTCCATTATCTTTTCGTAACGGATTTTGCATTCAAAAAAATTCATCATAATAATTAAAGTTTAAATTCTTTTTGTTTCCATATTTTATTTATCACATAATTTCATAAAACACATCCATATCGTCTTACTTTGTCTACCAGTTGTATGTCCAAATAGAGGTTTGAAAGGAATAACAGACAAAACATCTGATGCTTTTATCTCGCTTTCATTCCATTTGAAGATAAGTGTACCATTCGGTTTTAATACCCTCATGCACTCCTTGAAACCTTCATGAATAATACTTTTCCAATCATCAGGCAACTTGCCATATTTCTTTGCCATCCATGAATTTTCTCCAAGTGTTTTCAGGTGTGGTGGATCAAATACAACTTGATAGAAAGAATTATCTTCAAATGGTAGATTAGTAAAATCTGCGATAATATCAGGTTTTACCTCTATAGTCCTTATCTTATCCCTATCTTTGGCCGTAAGTGTTTCTGAACGTTTGTCAACAAATAACACATTAGGATTTTGTTTATCAAACCAAAACATACGACTACCACAACAAGCATCCAATATTAATTTATCGTTTTTCATTTTCGTTACTTATTTGTTTCATCCCAATTCAAGACCCCGAAGCGTATTCTCTGGGGCACAACCATTATTTACTAACCCGCGCCATTTATGTGTGGCTCACATTTATGAGGGGCGTGACAGAATCGAACTGTCCTCCTCTACAATGCCGCGCGTCACATTAGTCACACCAGCCAAACGCCCCATTTTCGCCCACCCTATCTTCATAAATAGGGCAGGCATGTAAATAAATACACTTAATCAAAATTAAAATTATCTTCATAGTCCGGTTCTTCATCCGGCAGGTCATTACCGAAGTCCATAGGAATAAACCAATCTGAAATATAGTCTTACATAATCATTCCTCCTTTATATTTTTTATACCATCTTCAAGCATTTCAGATAAACAAGATCCTCCATTGTAAAACTGCATTATATAACTGTAAGTTCCGTCATTGTTTGGAGTAAGGATTGATATATCCTCTGTGTCTTCTTCTTCATTATCTTCAATGATTTCCCAAAGAGTGCCATCAACTTCAATCACAATAGATGGATATGGATCTGTTAATAATGCTTCCTTATAGGATTTATAGCATTCGTCTAAACCTATTCCAATAGACTTACATTTTTTCTCGCACCATTCTTCAATGGTATAATTTCCTAAATCAACTTTTCTTATCTTACCGATATGTCTTTCCATTTCGCTCATACATCCTCCTTTTCCTTGTCCTGTTTAAAATATTCATAATTAATTTCTCCATTGACAATCATATCCATAATTTCCTCATCCGAAGAGGAAGCTATTTTCATCATAAACTGATCTCTTTTCACCTTTTCTATATCTTCATTCTCATCAGATTTTTTAACCTTCTTAGCTTTACGAGCCATGTATGATTTTGCATTTTTAGCTATGTTTAAGGCGTATTCTGAATCATATAAAGACATCATGGACTGAATATATATTCCGTTGATCCTGTCAAATATTTCCTGTTGTGGAAGACAAAGGAAACTTGCTGCATTTTCTCCCATGTATACCTTTATCTGCCACATGGTTTTTATATTTATTATGTGAATATATCCATCTTTAATTATATCTTTGAGAATATAAAAGTCACCTACAATATATCCTTCGTCTATTTCTTTCTTTTTCATAATCTATACTTTTCTAAAGCAAGAATCATTTTATGCTCTTCAAGGGCTGATTTTATTGTATCGTCAATCATCTGGTTATGCGTTTTAGAATCTATATCCAATTCCGAAACATTGTATCCATTGTCAATTTTGTTCTGAATACTGAAATAATAATTTCTTATTGTCAATACGTTCTTATGTATCTCTTCTCGTGTCATTTCCTGGGTAAAAATTTATTTTTAACAAATGATAAAAGCATCACGGATATTTCATCGGCATATCTTGCAAAATCATCCTGGTATTTCTCGTCAACATTGTTATCCATCCATAGTATTTGATTCTTTGCCATAGTACCTACCTTTTCAAGCGTTTCAAACATTTGAAGGCTAGATCCGGGGAGTGTTTTCTTTAGCATTTCATTCAACTCTATGGAAGAAGAATGGATAATATCAGCACAAAAAGCAATGGCGTTGACATACATCATCCAATCCATTTTCTCATCATCAGACATCTTCTTGATAATATCCATGCCCCTTACATATTTACCGTCAGGATAAGCCTTGATATATGCTTCCTGAAACTCCTTTATCTTAGCTGTTACACGAGAGCATTCAACCATACGGCCTTTCTTGATAAGATCGTTCTGCTGCTTGCGCAACTCCTTCATCTTTTCCTCTCTCTCACACTCCTGTATTAACAAATGTCTTTCCATCTTCTATTATTTTTATAAGTTCTTTAAACTGGTCCGCAATTATCTCTAGTTTTCCCTGTATCTTCTGATTCATATTCCCGTCCTTGTAGGAACTCTGGAATCCTTCATAACGTGAATCAATGCTAGAATAACAGAATGAATCTGACGTGATGTTTACCATCGTATTGTCACCGTCTATGAACGGTTCTGGTATGTCTACTTTTATCATCATAGCAATCCGAAATAACTGTCTAGTTTATCAATCGTTTTATCTCCATCAGATAGGACATACTCAATTACTTCACGCCCTGAAAGTGTTACTCTCAACTTGTCCACAGGCTGAACATTGGCTGTACCTTTCGAGTAATTGTTATAATGAACAATCTCCCATCCTTTTATGGATGATAGCATTCTCCGTTTGCCACACAAATTTATAGCTTTTGGAGTAAATTCCTTCTCTTTCTTATCCATAATCAATCTATTTTAAACTTTTTAAACATCTCATCTCCCAACACTCCGCTAATAAACATGGTAAGTTCTATTTCCCATTCATCTTCCTTGCCCTTCACGAACGGATAAGTAAGCTGATGCCATTCATGGTAATCAAACAGCTTCATGCGAAGCGGATAATAATCAAACATTTTCTTGTTTCCATAAAACACACGGATATGATTTTTCTTAATCTCCGTGTAAGACAAACCATAGTAATCCAGTATCTGGTAGAATTTGTCCATAGGGGTAAAATTACATTTCATGCTTTATATATTCTTTTAGTTGTTTATGCAACGATTTCATGTATGCTATTATTGTATCCGCATTAGGGTCTGAAAAGTCAACATCCTTTACGCTTTTCAACTTTAACCCATATACTGAAATAACAATAACTTCTATGATGTTATGTTCTCTATCTTCACGGTATAACACATCTTTAATGCTAGATGTATTAATGATGGGAAAGTCACCAATTTTTATTAAAGATTTATACTTACCTAGCATCATTGGCATTATTGACGTTATGTTGTTTTCTACAAAATCAAAAAACATATTCTCATCATCTCCGCAATCTACTGTTTCAAGAAACATACGGATAACTTTCCACTCTGATTTTACGTGAAAAGTATTATCTGACTTGTCTACAAAGATGCCATCACCAAATCCATCCAACACTTTTTCGGAAGCGGTGTACCCTAGCCGTTCAAGTCTGTTCCTTATGTCGCTTGAATCCTTTCTAATCAATACCTTCATGAAAAATATTACGTTTAATTATTATTGTCAATTGCTTCGGTAGGCTAACCTGTTCGCTGTTTTCCTTGTTGGTCAAGATATATCTTTCCCCAGTATCACTAAACAGGAAATCATCTTTTACAAAGGGTATTTTCTTTCCGTCATACCCCACAATAAAGCAGTTTTGAAAAATTTCTAGTAGAATCATGGTCTTTTGTTTTTAGCGCATAAAGAAAAAATAGGTTTGACATGAAATGCGTTTCTTACAATCCAGTCGTAATCTACGTTTTTTGGATCTCTTTCAACACTCCAAAGTTTGCTAGCGTAATTCATATCGCTTTTCAATAATCTGATTTGTCGTTTCTGTCTATATATAACAATATAAGGACAGAATACAATCATCATTATTTCTAAAAACTTTTTCATTATTTTATCACTTTTACGGTTACTAAAATCGGGGGAACGCTTTCCCCCTAAACTTTCATTATAAATATGCTTGCTTCTACACTCAAACATGATGCAAATATAGTCAATAAAATGACATAATATCAAATGTTTTAATATATATATTATTTATTCACATTTGTTAAAGTATGCCTTAAAAACATTTACATTGTATATATTAACCTGTCCATAGTTAGCATCAAAAATCTTTTTCACTTCGTAACCTAGCTCATAAGATATTACTTTCATCTTTCTCCAGCTAATATTTCTCCAATTTACACCGTTTTCCTTTGACCATCTTTTGATACTGTACCATTCCTTGGATTCATCTAGTTGTTCCGTCTTTAATTCTAATTGTAGCTTTGCCTCTTTGTTTTCCAAGGTTAATACTTGATTTCTTTCGTATTCATCAGCCCAAGCCCTAGCAGCTTCGGCAGGATTGTTGAAGTTTGGAAGTCTTGATGATATAGAAGTATTCCCCGTGGTAAGAAGCTCTTCGATCTTGTCATCTACCCAAATAGCAAAATCAGTGGATAATTTTTGAGCAACCCTAAGAGCTATTTTTTGATGTGCCCATGTTCCTTGCTGTGATACATTTCCTCCCTTTATAATTTGCAGTAAATCAGTCGAAATAAAATTTTTTATTTCGCTCAAACGATTTACATAATCAGTCATTTCCTTAGAATTTATAATAGTGGATAGATTTTTATCAGGAAATAACCTAGCAAAATCTGTAAGACATACAAGGATATATCCATTCATCTTACGCATCCTAACATTTATTCCATTATAAGAAAACATCTTACCCATTTCGGAGGGATTTACCGTACTTAAAACAACACCTGTGTCATTTAAGTTTTCTTCATTTATCTGTCGCATAAATAAAAAAAAGAAGCAGAGATCTCTTCAACTTGCGACAGTTATACATTAGACTTATGAAAAATGTATGAAGAAACCTCTGCTTATATTTTAGGTAGCAGCTATCATTATAAAACAAAAAAGTCCAAAAACTATCGCACCGCAAAGGTACATAAAGTTTTCATACTACCAAAAAAAATCATTATTTTTGCAAAACAATTAAAACAAATAATATATGGCAAAGAAAGTGATTAGGGTGAATGTTAAATCACCTAAAGTAACATCAAATAAAAAGGCATCTCCCATAAAGGTCAAAATAAACATGAAGAATACGGGAGGAACACAAGCTATGGGTAAAAAATAGATTACTTATTACAGCACCTATATCCATCACTAATAGTTTGATGTGTGTGCACTTTCCTATCTCCATATCTTTGATGTAAGTATAATGCAATGAAAAATCCAACAGTAACAAAACCAATGGATGTATAGTATATTGCATTAACCAAATGCGCATCCTCAAACACCACATTACTAAATACAATATCCAGTATTGCGTATATCAACATCTCAATGACAAATACTCTATGGTATATACAAAATAAAAATACCTTTGACAATACATAGAACAATATTGCATTAAACAGTTTGGCGTTAAAGAATATGGTAAGATACTTATCCGACAATGGGGTAGCATACTGAATGTACTCCAATGTATCACCATCATAATACTCAATAATATCCCCTGTTCCAACAGAGTGTATAACCTCACACTGATGGACAAGTATTGCAAGACAGAACAATATAGGATAACATCTTATCACCCAAATAAGAAACGTCCTGTAGAAATTGTTCAAACTTTCCTCTAGCATTTTATCTTTCATCTTACTCTCCTGGACAAATTTTTAATAATCTCTTCTTTCGTTCTCCCTTTCAACAGATCAAGATCAATTGTTGCAGAACCCACCTTTACGCATCCATCAGATATGTATTGCTGAACACGTTCGTTCACTAAATAGTCTACACCAATCATATCCAATCTTGAAAGTCCTTTCACATCATTGCTCCTGCTTAGTACAAATCCACCTACTGTTCTCCAGATGCGCCTGTATTGGCTTATTCCGTCCTTTACAGGCATGATTATGTCGTTTTCAAACAAGGGTATTCCGTTCATATCAAATACGCCTGTAAACCATTCTACAACGCAACCACTGCTATCTCTTACACGTCCATAAGCATCTATGGATACATCGTCAATAAGAAGTTCATATCGCCCCGTTACTCCATTAAATATACGGAGTAACGGGAAATCAATGTCATTACTGTTCATTTTTTTTCAATTTATTCAAAACACGTTCATCTCTTTTGAAATCTTCCCCTATTTGCTTCTTGCTTTCAATGATCTGTTCTACAAGCATTATGCACTCCTTTCTTATCTCTTCGGTTTCATTATAACCGCAAGCCTTGTCAACTAGTCTTTCAATGTTTGACTTGGTATTAGAAAGCTGTTTGCAGAGAATTTTTAATCGGAAGTAGCAAAAATCAATTGTGGCTATGTGCTCAATTCTTTCCATTTCCCTTAATCGCTTCAATACATTCCTTTACTCCATCATCAAAACCATGCTTGTACCCCTTAGCGTATTCTCCAATGTTATACACCGCCATTGCAAATACAAACAGGATGATACCTAAAGCCTTATGCCAACCGGGCAACGAGATAGAAAACGGTTTAAATGTAATTGTTAGATCTCCGACCCATAATAGGGCGATAATACATATTATTGTAAATATAATTGTTTTCATAATCAATATTTTTTTCCGTTCAACTTAGGTCTTAATTCGTTATATCTCATCTTCTGCTCAATGAACCACTCAATATCTATTCCTTTCCAAAGACAGTATTGCCATACATCAAGAATCACTCCTTTAACCGACATTAGAGATTCGGATATAATTGTTCCGGTGCAAATCTCAAAAGCTATCTCTACAAATGTGTGTTCTTGGAAAAAGTCTGAAACGTTATTGAGTTCATCCACATTATCCAACGTGTCTTGCAAATCCCAGTCGCGCAGCCCAGCAAGGTCAAGACAGCGTATCACAACATCAGCTAATTCTTCCTCCACCGTTCCTTTGATATAGTTTTCAAAGCTATATTTGAAATTGACATCATCGTGCGGTTCTTCATCCTCATAAGAAGACTTGAAAGATTCCCTGTCGGCACGTTTCCCTTTCCTATCCGCTTCCACAGCTTCCATAAGCTCGGAAATGATAAGACAAAGAGAATGTTCGTTACTCAGTTCCTTATCGTGGAAACCATGCTCACAAGCTGTCTTATAAGCACGATTCCGTAGTTCGTTCAAATTAATATTTTCCATAAATTTACTCCCTATCTGTTAATCAATCAGTTCAAATTCATATACGAAAACATAAGGATTGGATCCCCATGTACCCTTGCCTGATACTTTATCTATGAGTGCTGCAAAAGCTTCATGGGGTGTATCAAATCCATTGTCTTTGTTTCCCTCAAATTCATAAAATATAGATGGTGGAAACTCATCATCACCCGAATCTTCATATATCCCTTCTTTCAAGCAACCTTCATCGCTAATGTCCTGTAAACGTTCAACCTTAATATCGGTAATTCGTATATGATGGGGCATGAAGTCAGCGCGGGTAAAGAGTTTATTATTCCATCCTTTAGAACTCTTTAATGCACCATCTTCTCCGTATTCCCAATTCGCAGTTCTAAAAGCATCGTACCTTGAATCAACAGGATAACCTCCTTGTTCGACTTCACGATAACTCTGCGCAATGGCAACAACCTCACCAACATTGTAGCGTGGAATAATTTCTCCCGAATCAAATTCCCTTCCATCAGCATCATACATACAAGGATAGCCAACAATCTTTTTATCAGAATGGGATCTGTGTATATTGAATCCAGCAACCCATTCTCCTTTAAAAGTTCTAGGACATTTGATTATTCTTCTCGTCATAGTCTTACAACCATCCAACACCGCTTGTGTTAATCCAAATTTATCATTGAAAGAAATCTTTTTCATATTTATATCAATTTTAATGCTTCCTGTAAACCAGCTTCAAGTGTTTCTTCATAGGTATCCCATTTTTCTCCGTCATTTGTTCCTTTATAAGCAGAACTAGCTATATGAGTTCCATTGTTAGCTTTAGATATCTCGTATCCATAACCGCAAGCACAGTTATATACACATATATGTATGTTTTTGGTTTCACGTATCCACTTTTGGGCTATGGATTGGGTAGGGCGAGAAAAACATTGTTTTGGTAAATCATTATTAATTCGATATAAGGTTTTTCTTGGCACATTATTAATATCAATAACATTTTCACAATACTCATTTAATCCTTTCTCTTTCAGCAACTTCGCTGTTTCCAATGTTACAAGTTCTTCGGTCATAATTTTATCCTCCTTTTAGTTCATTAATTAAAGCGTCAGCACAAGCAATTGCAAACCGGGCAATGCCTTTAGGTATTGTATGTTTTTCTCCCTTCTTGTAATCTGCTTCCTGACAAGCGTAACCAACTACTGTATTGTCACTTAAAATCCCTTGCATGGCAGCTTTCGCTAGTTCATATCGCCTCTGTTCCCAGTCGATAGCTGAAAAATCAAGTTCGCATTCTCTGTAAGCCATGTTATCACACATATATAAATAATCTTTGCTATATTGAGAGTTGATGTTTAATCGAAATACATTACTTTCTTACCTATACATACCTTGAACCTTGAAAGAGATTCACTATATTGTGTAATATTATTGGGATTATATTTGTTAACAAAACATCCAGTACGTTTATGGTATCTGACACAAGCATTTTCAGGAGATTTAGCCAATATTTCTTTCTCATCGCTAAAACTAAAAAATAAACTATCTCTATATGATACCTTATACCACTTTACTTGGCTTCTTATCTTTTTAAAATACTTTGCTTTCATTGTTCCTCCTTTGTTTTAAAATGTTCAATCAGTTCATTTACGGTAGCCTTGTGATAACGTCCTGAAATAATGGTTGCATTATCCCAATTTTCATCCCAAAAGAACATAATGCCTTTTGGCTCTGTGAAATAATGATCGTTACCAATAGAATCGCCATAAGAAACGCTAAGAATGGAATCTGCTATAAACCACTGCATGTAGTTACTATCATCCCTTAATGCAGCGATAGCCAGGAAAAGTTCTTCATTCGTTCCGCAATCAATACGTCCTTTCTTAGTGACAGTATCTACATTATATATCACTCCATATAAATTACCATAAGACGTTATAATAGCTTTCCCTTCTTCGATACTTTTATGACTTCCCTTTCCGTCATAATTATGTTCATCTAATGTTGTATTACCAAAATTAAGTATGTTATACCCCAATTCTTCCAGTCCTATCCGAAGTTCCTGTGTGTTTTTGCGTATAAAGCACGGTGTTGTAAATCCCATAGTTATTCCTCCTTCCCAACTTTAACATATCCGTTTTCGATGCACCAGCACAGCATTTCGTAGGCTGTATCAATGAGTTCTTTACTCTCTGTAATCTTTATTATTGACCTAGAATAAGGTTCCATATACAAGCATGTATAGCTATCTGCAAGTTTTTGGATGGTCAGCACTTCTTTGCCGATGAAGCAAGGCAGCTTATCGAGAATATCCTGCAAGGTGTAAGCAGGGTACACATTATCTTCACTAAATAGGCTTTCACTCCAAAACGATAAATCCCAAACTGAATTAGGTATTCCATCAAGTATTTGTGGATGCCACAAAAGCATACTTGTATTTCTTAATTCAATTCCAATCTTCTGTAAATGTTTTATCTGTCCAACTGACAATACCTGTTTCATTTCTTTTTCTCCTCCATTTTAATCTCCGTTACTTTACCACGATTGACAAAGAAGAAACAACCCATCACATCACACAGATATGTTTTATGCTTCATCTCACACTCATCACATTCCTTAAGCAATGAACATTTAGTGCAATCAAAACTCGTACAGGACGCATCAATCAGTTCAACCATTTCATGCAACACCCCGTCTATTATTATTCCGTTCTTTATTTCCATAATCAAATACAATTTCTCATATATGTTTTCCTATCAATCATACCGTTTTCTGATTCTTCTACCAAGCCAAAGAATGTATTGGCATAACAAACATGCTCGTCTATCATTATACATATTCCATCAGACGGATAATATTCACATGAAACATTATCATCCCAATCTATATGTTTTTGTGCTTCTTTGGATATATCATCACAAGCAATCATATACTCTATGTATTTATTAGATGCTTTTCTTATTTTGTCAAATATATTTCCTTTCATGATTTTCATCTTTTATCCATTAATCGCTTCATTTAACTTTTCCTCAAACTCCGCAATGATACAATCTGCATCACCGCCATGTACCCAATTGTCCAATACAGACGAAAGAACTTCAACTGCCTTTCTAGATGTTTCGTCAACTGCCATATTGATCGCTTGATTCACTTCCTCTAACGTAAATATGCTCATAATTATTCCTCCTTCTTTTTAAGGCTTATATCAATTGACAACCTATCGACAATTTCCTCCTTAATTATCTCCCTACACAAATTTCTTATCATAAGGTAATCACCGTTTTTCTGTATCTCGTCAGAAACCATACAACGAATCCACCTCTCTATATTAACATCGTCCCCATAGGTGTTACGGAAGATACGTTTAACTTCCTCTTTCACAATTGGAACTATTGTATCCTTTATATCCTCTTTAGTTAACTTTAGTTCGTTATGGATATAGTTCTTTATTTCTCTGTATCTATATTTGCTCATAATCAATTCCTCCTTTTAAAACATTCAACAACTCTTTAGCTCTCTTATAGGTGTCAAAGCCCTTTACATTCACCCATTCGTATGAAATACATTTGTCTTTTCTGACTTGTACCCAATATATTATTATGGGAATACAACCGTTGTACCCTTCTCCTCGTATGATTCTGTACCTTTCCATATTAGTCCCCTTTCTCCTTAATCCGTTCAAGCACATCCCTGTTGGATTCGAGTATCTCATCGAAAGTTTTTGTAGGTGTATTTGCAGATGTAAATGTATTTTCGGAATTGTTATTTCCGCAATACAAACACATTTGTGTAAAAGGCGAATATACCCTTCCACACTTCGGACAAATCCATCCTTGCTGTCCGAACATTCTATTAAAGTTTACTTCATTCATAATTACTCGGTTATTGGTTCATCAATCGGCATCCAGTGGGTTATACCCTTATCTTCAACCCGACCATTGGAGAGCCTCCACATGCCTTCGTTATATCCTTTATCTCTCCGCAGCCATCCTATGACATAATGCCGGATGGAGTTCTTATCATAAAGAAGAACTTCCTTGTTAGGCTCCGGCAACCGTTCCTTAACGCTTATCCACGGTGATTGCTTTGACTGCCATTCGGCACCAGAAATAAAAGATTCATAACTCTGTTTATACACTCCATTAATAAATCCACTTATTGTACCTTCGGTATCACATATTTCAAAATGCGTTTGGTGCTCTCTTGCCGCTTCTTCTACTGTCTGTTTCATATCTCTCCTTTCCACCTATCCTAGAAGCATATACATTACTGCTAGGAATAGATAATAAATTGTTGTTTTACTCATTCCTTTCTCGTTATACGTTAATTTCTAATTTACCCCTATATTTGTTATATGGGCTTTCTACATAAAATTCCCACTCACCAGTAAATCGTAGCCGAAAGACTTGTTTTGCAAGTTCAATGACATCTTCTATTGTTTTAAAACAGTTAGTCAAATCGCCTTCATTGTAGTAATCTCCCCATCGTTCCGGATCTTTGTCTATTTCTTCCTTAGTAAGCGGACGTTTAAGCACAAGTTCATAGATATAATGTGCCAATGGGATATTGTTGTCAAATATCATTTTACCATGTCCTGGCTCTCCGTCATATTCCATATTTACACCTTGAATCTTTATCTTTCCGTAATAATGTACAGCGTTGAAAGAAATACCTCTGAACGTTGTAATTTCAAGCGTAGCGCGCCTTTTGGGATTATCTTTGGTGTACCCCCAAGACCTTACAGCGTGAAGTTTATCATTGGAAAGTACAATATCAAGACCGCATTTATCTGTAAACACATCGGGATAAACATATTGTTCCCCTTGGCTTTGTTTTACTATCTGTTTCATATTAAAATACTATTTTAAAATCTTTACCTTTCAACGTAGGAAGCCTGTCGGTAACAAACTTCTCCAGTTCCTGTTCGTCTATCGGGAACAATGGGCAATATTGGTATCTGAACGTATGTATAAACCGCCCGTCAAGCATCACATCAAAAACCAGTGTTTTCATTGTCTGTTTCATAAATTATTCGCAAGGAATCCCATAAATCTTTAGTTTATAGGAGAAATTGCGCCTTGCATTCTCTTTTCAATTAATATACTTTTCCTTTTGTGTACCAACCGCAAATACTTGCAATTGATAGATCCTTTGTTTACTTTTGTACCGTCAAGTTTCCGAATATCAAAGTAACCACTATTTCTTCTACTAAAAATGTAATACAACTCTTTTTGGTATTCAACTAGGTCAAACAACCTAAAACCTTTTACCAAGAATGGTGCTTGATTGAGTTTCTTTCTGCCACCTTTCAAGAAATTAGCTTTGTGTATTTGTCTGTTTTGGCAACGCACCTTCTTCTGATAGAAATAATAACCTAAAGGTTTAGCCACAGGATTACCACTGATACACCTTGCGTCAACATAATGCTCTTTAGGAAGATTGTTAGTGATACGGGTATTTTTCGTGATATAACCAAAAGTCATACTTACATTAGGATAGATATTCTTTAGCCTATCATAGAAACCCCATCGCATAATCCCCATAAAGGCGGCATCTCTAAATGACTTTCCACGCTTTACATTTAATTCAAAATCACCTCTATGATATGCCTTATGGCAAGTTTCGCAAAGGGTAATCAAGTTGTTTGGACTATCACCTCCAGTCTTTCTGCTCTCTATGTGATGCACATTCAAAACTTTATCTTTACTCTTACCCTTACAATGTTGGCAAGTATGATTATCTCTAAATAACACATATTCACGTACATTGAAGAAATCAAGTTGTTCTCCTTGTTGGTATTCACTGCCAGATATACTTGGATTATTAATCTTCTGTATATCAAAAGAAGCCGTTTCAACTACGATATTAGTTATTGGCAGGAACTTATGTATCTTCTCAACAACAGTCAAATGAGTTTGGATTTTGTTTTCAACAGATGGTGCCAGCCAACCTTTACGCTTGGAAGATACCCTGTTATTGAAACGAGCCTTGCGATAACGAAGCCTACTCCTACGGGTTCTTCTTAATTCCCTACGAGTAGATAGCTTATCCACAATATCGTTTCTCAATTCCACATCTGCTGCATACAATTCTTTTTCACTTGTTGTTGCTGAAATGCCGATATGCTTGCTACCAGCATCTATACCCAAACTTACGGGCTGCGTATAATCTGTTGTGTCATAATCCAATTGAATTGTGAACGGAATACGGCACACAACATGGGCTAGACTGTTTTTTAACAGCCTTCTAACCTTACCAAACCTTTCGGTTGGCATAAGTGCTTGTCCTTGTTTATTAATTACGTAAACCATTTACTATAAGTCAGATTTCTCCGTTAAATGCTCATCGACAATGTTATGGAGAGGTTTCCCGTCAGCAACACTATTCCTACCCCACAGAATTGTTTAATCACTGACCTTAGAGCAAGGGGCTTGAGCAAACACCCCTTGGTAACTATATATTCTCTCCTAACGCTTAGTCTAATCAACCTGGGATTTTAACCTAATGGGTAGTTGATCAATCGTCCAACATATTTCCACATATAGCCTTCATTATCATAGCAAAAACAATTCCAAAAAGCATAAATTCACTCCTTTCTAACATTATTGTCCACCCACCTCATTGCGCCCTTTAACGCATCAGATGTGGACTTATAAAACATATCTACAAAGATATCCATCCGTTCACCTTTTATTATTCGGTACATGAAGTCTTTTTCTCCCGTGACTTCTATTGTACATCCCTTGTAAAATGTGACATATTTCTTTCTCATACGGCAAAGATATAGTTTATTGGTTTGCCAACAACTTTTTATTAACCTTTATTAACCGTTTTTCCCAGTCGTTCAGATCTACACCCGTCTTAATTTTTTCCATAACCGAAGCTATATCAAAAGATTTACATTTTTCATACAGATCACTCATTGTCGTTCCTTGTATGATAACTCCGTTCTTTTCCCCGGAAAAATAACCGTCAACACTCTCTATCACATCCCATTTCCGTCCTTCCAGGATGGATTGTTTATTGTTCGTTCCCATTATTTCAAATTGCTTAAATCGTTCAAATTATTAATCAATGTAATAGGATATTTTTTTCGTATTGCGTCAAATCGTTCTTTATCTTCATCCGTCATATCTTCGGAAGCATCCCATTCGTCCAACATGAAAATATCAACATCTCCTTCATATCCATCTTTGTTATTCAGTTTAATACAAATATGTGGATAATAATTCATATCAAGACCTCTATCTTCTGGAAGTTCAAAACCGAGATCATAGTAGAACTCATAAAACACACACGTTTCGTCTATCGCATGATTCTCATTGTAGTAATAAAGATCATTCGCCTCAGAATGCAGCAACAAATTCCACAAAGCGCTATAAGTTATTGGCTTTAAATCGCAAACATCATTTGAAAAATGTTGCCTAACATACGCATATCTATCCGGGTTTTCTCTGATAATATCTCCCCACCAGCCAAGTTCGTTTTCTATTTCTTTATGTGTCATAATTTAAATTAAAATTCGTTTCGGTAATGGTTCGCCAATCTTATACAGTTCTATACTTGTAACCTCTTGTGTTTCTTTAAGTAAGTTAATTCCATCACTAAAGAAGTTTAGTAGTCTTACAGTCTTTAATGCGTTACAAGGTTCAAGCATTATACTACGATTTTTTTCGTTAATTTGAATGAAATAATTTGCTTTCATATTCTTTTGTTTTTAAGTTAGTATTTGCGCCCGGTAACAGTGTTGCTCTGTTTGTTGTTCTCCATACCGGGCAAATATTTCACATTATTTCCGCTTTATCTTAACTCTCTAAACGAAACAGTTTCAAAATCACTCTTAACAATCTCTATCTGTACAGGTTTAACAAAGCGGTCCAGTTCCTTGCGTATCTCTCTCATTTGTTCAAACGGTACGGTCACAATGTTCCCGGCAACCAATAAATTACGCAAAATGTTATCTAATATTTGACGTTCCATATTATTGTATATTTTTGTAAAATTCACAATATAAACCATACAGATCTATAATATCTGAATCGGTTAATATTCTCCTTAAAACTCTAATCACTCTAATCACTTTCATTACTCGTTCAAATATGATTTGGGAAGTAATGGGAAAACTCTTAACATATCATCAAAACACACGTCCCCAAACTCTTCGATATATACGGAAAAATAACGTTCATTCCGCCTACGCTTAATAGATATACATGAAGGTACTTTTTTGCGTGGTACTGTATCGTAGTTGTTTGCGTACTCTCTTACAAACTTAATCAATTCAGGCGTATCTCTGTACAGTTTGATTATATTCTGCGTCTTAGTGCCGTTATAATACGCTCGTTTAACCTGTTTTTTGGGTAACTTGTGCCCGTCATAGCTTTTCCAAAACTTGATATTTTCCTTGATAAGATCCAATGTATCAATACTTCTGTTAGCTTTAAACGTTCCTATCTTAATACTTTCATTGTCAAAAATAGGAGATAATTCTTTTTGTAAATTTTGTTTTCTCATTGTAAATAATATTTATTTAGATAATTCATTTAACACTTCATCAAGTTTTGGCAATACCCACGATTTCAGGTATAATTCCAGTCTTTCCCTAACATAGTTTGCCGTTCCTTCGTCAAACGTAGGGCAATCGCCTGGAATTATCGGTTTCTGAAATATGCCCGTTTTATTTTCTACAATATTGTTCAATTTTTCAATTGATTCCTGCAATTTGTCTATAACGTATTTCTTTTTCATAGGTCATTATAACGGTTTAATTGTTCCCGAATAAATTGGATATGTGTTTCTTGCTCATTCAACGGCAAAGAATATAATTCTTTGTAAAATTCGCTTTCACTCACAATTTTACACTTATTGTCTTTGCAATATCTTTTAAAGTCTTTTTCCGTGCCGTTCCCAAAACTAAACGCTAGTTTAATCTTTTCGTTACACCAAACGGAGTAACTACCACCGTCTTGTATAGCGTCTTTAATTGAATTGTACGGGCGGCCTGTTAGGCCATGGCTGAAACTGTTAATAGTAAATTGTATCATAATTATATTGTTTTTGATTGATTAATAGGTGAGTTCCGCTAATACGTCTACATTATATACGGGTAATTGTTTTGCGTATCTGGTACGTCCGTCTAGTGGTGTTTCCGTGATGGTTAGCTCTAGTAGTTCGTGTATCGGTGTATTCCAGATAGGTTTTTCTAGGGCTTCTATTTCCTTGTATCGTGGTGAATCTATATATATACCTTTTGAACCGTGGTAAAACTGTTTAAAAAACGGGTGATCTTTATGTCTGCATATCAAATGATAAGTTATATGATTATATGTTATATTCTTTACCGTTCTTCTTGCCGATTTACAAATATATTGGCCACCTGTTTTGCTGTTTTTTACTGTTACCTGTATCATAATGTTTTTTGTTTTTATGGTTAATATATCGGTATTGTTTTAAATCTTTTAATATAGGGCTTTATTTTACCCTCTATTGGCGTTTTGAATGAAGTATTGCACATTGTCAAGGATATATTTAGCATGTTCCCGGGCCGCTTCCTGTTTTTCCTGTTTTGTGGGTGTTATTCCGTCATACTTATATAACAGTTTGGCGGCTTCTCTGATTATAATTTTCATTGTGCTACAATTTGCAAGGTGTTCTACCTGTGGCTGCACGCCCTTGTTTATTTTTTTGATTAGGATATCATGCAGCCATGTTGTAATATCGTATATTTCCCGCGTGTTGCGTATATACATTGCAAGCAAATTGAGTATGTCATTTCTTCTTTCCATGATTACTTTTGCTTTTGGTTCTCAATATAGTCGGTTACTCGTATGGATAGATACAGGCAACCAAGTAACATTAATGTTTCAATCATTTTTGTAAATATTCGTTTAAATCGATTTCGCAATAATCTATATAATTAGGTTCTGGATAACCGTTTTTTAATAACCAATCGCAAACAATATCGTATAAGTCGTTACTTAATTGGTTGCCGTCAATGTAGTATTGTGCCGTGTCTGCAATCATATTATATCTCATTTCGGTATAATATTGTCCTAAAAAATCGAAGCCAAACATGTTACCTAATTTTATTAGGTTGTAAAGTTCTTTTGCAGGTTCTCCAAAAACAAAAGCGTTTTCACCGTTCCAACTAGTGTATTCGTGTACAATGTTTTCAGGATAATTTTCTTTAAAGTAAGATATAATTACCTTGTCTAAAAATGTACCTCCATAATCAGTATAACAGAAGTTAAGGTATATATCACTATGTTTGTCTTTCGCTTCTTGTACTAAACTTTCTGAGGCTACGTATGTTTGTCTGTTTGAAAAGTCTACTAGATAATTATTTTTTTCTCTCATTGTTATTTTAATTTAATTGTTTATTGTTTTACTTAATTCACATGCAAAACGCTTAATCATTCTTTTGCGTTGACTAAAATCGTAATTATAATACAATTTTTCCCACCGTTCGCACACTTTGCGCGCATTTTCATTTTTGTCCCAAATGGTGCATATCCTGTACAAATAGCTATATTATTATACGGTGCTGGTAATTCGAAGATATTAGCGGCCCAACCTTCTATACGTTCCGTATGTCCAACTTTTGTAAGATAATTTTGTATGTACTGTATTTCGCAATATCCTAGTAATATTACATTTTCTTTGCCATAAATACGGTATATTTCTTTTCTTGTTGTTTTCATAATTCTATAAATATTTTAAATTGTCCGTTATTCGTTTGTTTCTTTAATTTACTGGAGATCATTTACCCCTACATACGCGTTTTATTCTTCTTCCTCCGTTTCCACTTCATCCAATACTTCCGAAATTGCCCGTCCTAACAGATAACAACGTATTGTAACGTCGCATGCTTCTGCACCTTCTTCTAAATAACCCATATCATCCCTAAACTCCGTTAACGCTTCACTTAACAGGTCCCAATTGTGACACAGGTATTCTTCAGCCGTCCACGCGTTGAAAGTATAAGATCCCGATGCATTCCCTGTTACGCTATCACATGTAAACAGAGTATCATTAAGATCCTGTTCCACTTCGTCCCTATTTTCGGAGGTTACTACTATATTGTTTTCATTGATATAGTTCAAAACGTCCTCTTTAATTGCTTCCAAATAATCGTATCTTTCCATAATTGTAATATTTAATTGTTAATTTTCAATTGTCCATTGTATAGCATGTTGTGCAGCCTGTAAGGTAGGATATATAATACACTCGTATTCTGGAGTTTTCCACATACAAAAACCGTACTTTTTAAAACTTTCCTTAACGGGCTTTTCTAAAAATTTGGGCAAATTTTCCTTATTCGCTTCGTAGCTTGTAATTTGCCCGCCAATCGTTTCTACTGTATAAACTATCATATTATTTCCCATTCTTTTTTTACAAAGCCTCTAAAGCTGCCAAACGATTTTCTAAACGCTGCTAACGCTTCTTTCTTCGTCTTGCCATAATAGCAATAACGCGCTCCATTATGAAACTCTACTGTTAACTTGTATTCTTTACTCATATCTTCCAATTATATAAGGTTTTGACATTGGTACATATTCTATACCGTTTATTTCGTATATTGGCAAGTAATTGCACCAGCTTCCTACACCGTTATTATATAAGCCTTTAAAAACAAAATCAGATGGAGAGGCGTTTTGTATAACCTCTATATCTTTAGCACGATATATATTTTTTTCAACAAAAGACCTTATCCAGTCTAGTTCCTTCGCGCCTTGTTCCTTTGTTAACGGTATACCATATCCGTTCCCGGCACGCTCTATCCAATTGTAATTAATAACATTCCGCCGCAAGTCGTTTGAGCGTTTTTTTAATGTCTGTATCTGATCTTCTGTTATTACGCCGCTTTGTTTAATTTCTTTTAACAAAGGTTCTTTATCCAGATCGTCTACCACGCTATCAAACACCTGATAGATATTACACCAGCCCATATTCGACACGATCAAAAACTGCATGCCACCAATAACCAAGGTATAATACTTGCTTGCATCGTCAAAGTTAATGTGGTACTCGGTGTATTCATTAATCGCTGCAATATGTGTGTCGTATGTCTTAACCTTAAACAGGTTACAAGGCTGATGAAATGATAAGTATTCGATTTTTTCGCTATCCGATTGGAGTTTCTCATTATAATACAACCGACTAGTATATCTACATTCGCTAACCGCGCGCTTTAAATTGGTACGTTTCCCTGTATCAAAGTTACCGATATGCAGCAATGCAGTGTTGCCGTTAATCATGTTTTTAACCGCTTTCTGTGAGATTCTTTTTGCTTTCATATTATAATGTATTAAGTTTATATACTGTACTCTGTATTCATACGGGCTTGTAACCGTTACCAACTAACCATACCAATCAGGCTAGAGATGGTAGCTACATTACAATATGTGCGTATCGTATGTTTTTACGGCTTATATATACACATACGCACATACATTATATTGTATTTTAGGAAAGCTATTCACATATTGCACTAAATTCCTATCTCCATTATCAAGGGTACCCGTACTTCTGTATCGTGGCTAGCTACACCGCTGTTTGTATTCCGCTTATTTCCCTGTTTGCGGATCTGTACCACGCTCTCACCGTGGCAAGCTGTTTCAATATGTCATATATCGCTTTGTCCTTCCGACACTGCAAACATACAGCGTTTTTGATTAGGTTGTATATTTCGTTAACATTCATTATAAATTAAACCCGTTTTTAGCAAAATCAATACTTTTTATATACATATTTTAAATTAATATTGCATAATATTAATAAATTACACAAATAATATTATACTATCAAGATTTTTCAATATTAATTTATGTTAAATTTGTTTGTAAGTGTTTGAACGTGAGGGAATTACGAAATCTTCGTAGATTTCATTTGTCAAGATATTTTACTTTTGTAAAGATTTATAAATTCGATTGTCGTAGAAAAGAATTCTTTTTTATTTACAAACATTGAGAATCGTGGTAGATAAACGTGCGTAATTTCCTGTAAATCAGTACTATACCCCCTTTTGTAGAGGCTTCGCTGCGGGTGTGTCGCTCCTGATAAATTTTTTTCTGAAAAATTTTTTTTCTCCAAATTTTGCTCGGATGGCTGATTTTGCGGTTTGGATGTGTATTTTCGGTAGTTTTCAACAAAATCGGATAAATCTTTACATAAAAAGTTACGAAAATCGTAGGTTTTTCGGTGTGTTTCGTAGGTGTGGTTGCATTTTTTATGTCTTTTTTTGCAGTATAAGTTATTGGTTTACAGTATTCTTCGTTGATTTCGTCGTTTTGATATGTATCTATACTAAATTACGTGTGTAGTTTTGGTGTCTGTATGTGTATGTGTTATGTATGTATTGTGTATGTATATGTATTGTGATAGAGTATGTAAGGTGTACGTGTATGTATATGTTGTAAATATATATTACTTTTAACATTTAATACGTAAATTAATAGGGGATTTTTTCGTATAGGGTTACGATTCAATTTTTTTTTACAAGACTAAACAGCTTGTTTTCAGCTATTTAACCACTAATTTTTGCGAGTTTCTTGACAAGTGTTGAAAAACGAAGAGTTTACGAAGTCTACGAAAAATCAACGAATTTCGTAGGTTTTTTACGAATTTTCCCGAATCAATTAGTTGCATATGCAACTATCGGTGTTGAGATTTTTTATTTTATGTTAAATTAAGTCAATTTTACATTTCTTAACGTAGAAAATAGCAATTAAATAAAAAAATATAGTTAAATCATTTTAACTAAAATGAGAAAAATTATTACAAAAGTAAAAAATAACAACAATCAATATTTTTTACTTTTTCTGTTCAAAGCATACTGTGGACGCGAAAGTAAAAAATCTTGTGTAAAGAAAGATAAACTATCTTCATTGACACGCATTTGTTAATCACGTAAACATTTGCAGTTAATTAATTTAACTATTTGTTTTCGTATTGTTTTTTGCGCTATATTTGCAGGTGAAATCAGGTAAAATATGGAAGAAGAAATAGAGATTAAACTTAGGTTGCCCGAATCAAGGCGTGTCATATGCCTGTCCGATGCAATGCCCGACAGGGAGCGTTGGTACAAGGGCATGAGGGTTCAGACACGGCTGTTCGGGTGGGTTACGCTCGTCAGCTTCCGGGACCGTCACTGCTGTCTTAAACTTGACGAGCCTCTGGAGGACGGAACAAAGGCTGTGTTCGTGTCGGAAGCGTCATTCATCAAGCGTGTGCCCGTACCTTTAACTGCAAAGTCTATGGCTGCACAGGTCGCTGGTGTCAGCGTGGAGGGTGAAGTGCTGGAGTACGAGAGGAAGATGAAGGGCAAATGGGAGAAGGAGAGGAAGCGTATAGCCGAGATATGTGCAAGGTACGGGTATGTGCTTCCTTCCGAGTGGAAACGGTCGTTAAGGAGATTCGCTTCGTGGTGCGAGGACCAGGTAAGGCAGTACGGTCATATCGTGGATGCCGACTATCTCATGCGGCATGACACGTCCGTTGTGGGCGGAAGGAGCGTGGATGATCTAAGGTTCGTGCCCGATGTGGATATGGTGGATGGGACCGGGGCGAACGGGAAGCCTTCCGCCGCTCGCGTTTCACGGTGCGCGCTCATGCCGGGAAGCATCGTCACCGCCATACGCAATGCAGGGAACGAGATGGACAAGTCGGTATCGCTGTGGCGGAACAGCTACTTCGTGAAGATGAGGCGTTTCGGGTACACGTTCAATACCTGCTGTGACGGGGCAAAGACACGTGACGATGCGTTCACATGGTTCAAGGACATTACCATACAGTACATGGCTGACCTTATAGAGTATTATGGGATAAGACGTGATTCCATCGTGTGCAGGAAACTGGAGCACATCGCGGACGTGTACTCTTCCCTTGACGATATGGACGCACGCCCTGACATATCAACGGACGATTATGACCTGTATCCCGTTGTAATGTTCGGAAAGGTTGTGGACCGGGAGAAATCGTTGGACCCGGTAGAGAAAGGAGGGGAAAATGACTGTCGCTGAATCTGCAAAGGCTTCTTATGAATACATCCTTGATTCCGTTATGGGCAAGCTGGCGGACAAGGGCGGTGGTCGCGGTTTCCGTAAAGCAAGGGATGAAGGCGAGTGGAAGCGTTCCATATCCGCTATGGTCGAGATGGACATAGCCGATGCGTGCAGGGAGTGCAATTTCAGACGCCACAGGAGCGGTTCCATCATGGCTTTTGACGGTAAGATATTCGTTCCCATGATGAAGGACGATCTGATGCGCCTGTGTATGGATTTGTGCCGGATAAACGGTCTTAGCGAACTGTACATGACCGACACGAGCGAGCGGTTCTACCGTACCATCGTAAAGAACGTGACGCATGAGATATTCAACCCCAAGCGTAACTTCATCACGTTTGACAATTGTGTCCTTGACACGGAAACGATGGAAACGTTTGATTTCTCGCCTATGATAGAATCGTGCATACGCATCAATATCAATTATGACCCGTTGGCGCGCAGCCCGTTGTGGGAGAAGTTCCTGGACGATGTGATTCCTGTGAAGGACACCCAGGATGCCTTGCAGGAGTTTGTAGGGTGTGCCTTTGTTGACAGGAAGAAGATCAAGATGGAGAAGATGTGTTACCTTCTCGGTTGTGGTAGTAACGGTAAGTCGGTGTTCTTTGACGCTGTTGTCAATGCCCTGGGGAAAGATAATGTTTCTTATATGGAGATGGCTGACCTGTCGGGTGACAAGTCTACGTGCGAGTACAATATAGCTATGATAAACGGCAAGCTACTCAACTACGCTTCCGAAATGGGTGGGAAGGATGTGAGCGGTGGTAAGTATAAGAAGTTCATATCCGGTGAGCCTACTATGGCGCGCCTTCCGTTCGGTGAGCCTTTCCTTGCCGACATGATGCCGCCTTTCATGGCCAATCTTAACAAGATGCCTTCTGTTTCGGACCAGACTTACGGTCATTTCAGACGCTCTCTTGTTATCCCGTTCTATCGTGTGTTTAAGGAATCGGAACAGGACAGATCTCTTCCGTTGAAGCTGTCAAAGGAATCGGCAGCCATTATCAACTGGATAATAGAGGGTGCAAGACGGTTTGTGAAGAATAAAGGTGAGTTTACGAAAAGCTATACGATAGAATCCGTTACGGAGAACGCAAGACGTGATTCCAACAGTGTCCTGTCGTATCTTTACGATTCGGGGTATGATTCTTCGGGAGATATTGAGGAATCGGCTATCCGTGACCGTGACCTGTATGTGAAATACATAGCATACTGCAATGACTGTGGCGTAAGACCTTACAGTAAGAGAAAGATGGTTGACATGATACGCCAGGAAGGCTATTCCGTCACTTCCGCGTGGGATGAGAACAGGAACAGGCTGTTTCAGGTTGTCCTAAGACGGAAGTACAATCCTGACGAATATCTTCTCCAACAGGCTGATGATATAATGAAGGAGGATTTGCCGTTCTAAATTTTGCAGTTTCAAAAAAAATACTTAGTTTTGTAGCGTCAAATCAATCATGGGAGAGGCAAACTCCTGTGACTTCAATCATTGGAGTTATTTTTTTGCCATGACATATTGTAGTAGTAAAGATTAAGATATTGCGCCTACCGAGTGGAGATACGGAAACGCCTCCGAAATAAACCCTATGGTTGATTTGACAGCTCGTAGTAGGCGCACTTTTTTATTATTATGAATGAACTAGTTTTTAAAGGTCAGAATGACCAAGTTTTAACTAACAGCCTATTGGTGGCTGAAAAGTTTGGAAAAGAACACAAGAATGTGTTAAGTTCTATCCGTGAGTTAATAAAGGGGTGTGCTGAAAATGCAGCCAACCTTATGTTTGAGGAAACAACGTATATTAATGATCAAAATGGACAGGAGTATCCTATATTTATTATGAACCGAGATGGATTTACCCTTTTGGCGATGGGATTTACAGGGAAAAAGGCTCTTAAATTCAAGTTGGATTATATTGCTGCATTTAATGCGATGGAGAAGGCACTGAAAGAACAGAAAAAACCATTGTCACAACTTGAAATACTTGTTCAATCCGCACAGGCTCTTCTTGAACAAAGTATGAGAATTGATAATGTAGAGAAGCGTCTTGATGCAATTGAGCAGGAAAGGGATGAGAATGGTAAACTTTTACTGTCTGTGTCAATGTCCTCTGATGTTCTTCCTGAAATGTCTATGAGAAACAACATTCGTCAATTGGTAAACAAATATTCTTCCGCTACAAATACCAACCAACGGGATATATGGCATAAGATTTACGATCAGCTTTATTATCTTTATGGTATTTCCGTGAAGGCTTATAAAAAAGATAAGCGTGAAACATATTTGGATGTAGCTGAAAGGAATAATTTTCTTGATAAGATATATAATATCATCTCCAATATTGTCCGAGAATATAATAAAGATTAAATATTATTTAACCGTTATTATTTTCGCCATATTACTTTAATATGTATTTTTGCTGAAAAATTTTATTGTGTATGGATAATAAAGAGATTGTTTTATTTGATAGAAGTATTCGTGTTACTTCTGATTGGTATGTATGTGTGTCTGATACCCAGTGTGCGATAAATGAAGCTCGTAACAGGACTGGTTTGAAAAGGTATAATTTCAGCCAGTGGTTAAAGACGCTTTACGTAAGTGACATGGTTTGCAGTATTAATGAGGGCGGCAAGGATGCTTTCAAGGTTGAGTTTGACAATGATTCGGGTAAGATAGAGCAGTATTGTCATTTTGGTGTGTTTGTTAATATGATTTTGTCGGCAAGCCCTGTTAGTGGTGTGCTTGACAATGAGGATTGGTTTAATGATTACGTTTGTGATGTATATTCCATTGACGGTCATGTTTATGAACACGCCAAGATACTTGCTGTTGGCGGTTTGTGGCGTTATACGACAAAGAATGCCAGGTTCAGTGATGATATCCGTATGATGGATGATATCATGTATTCCGTTCCCGATGGTGACAAGGATGCCGTGTATAGCCTGTTCTTTGATTTGTTAGGTACGTTTTATTACAATTGGGAGTTTGCGTTGCGTTATGCGAAGAAACTTCTTTTAGGGGAGGGAGAATGATATGAAATGCTTTATTCGTTTTGTCATGTTTCTCATATACGTTGACATTGTATTTGTTCTTCTTGTGTTTATGATTCCTGCTGAAATGGTGTACCGATGGACTGGTGGACGTAAGCCTAGTGGATATGTTTCATGCCTTTCTGATTTTCTAGGATATCCTGATGATTACCGTTATACGTTGAGCGATTTCTTTAGGGATATCAAACAGGGATGGCGTAATTTTAAGTAGTATGGGTTCTATTGATTATGAGTATATATTTGCCAATCTTGACACCGTGCTTGGGCTTCCTTTAAGGCGTAGGGGAAAGCGGTGGACATTGCCTGCCCGGATAAATCTGGAGAGCCATAGCAGGAAGGATAAGCTGGTTTTCTATATGAACAAGTCGGGCAGTATTACCGTTACCGAGCAGGGCGGTGATTCTGTCAACCTGTTTGATTTTCTCGTGTCTTATCTTCCCGGTTGCAGTAGTGCTTCTGATGCTTTTAGGATTCTGTCAAGCCCGGACGGTTGCAGGATGAGTTTGAAGGATTTCTACGAGAGGGAGTATGATTCGGGTAGACAGGAATCAAGGTTTGTTGATGTGAAGTATGTTGACAGGCTTAACGATTCCGGGCATTGGAAGGGGAATAACCTGTACGAGTACCTTTCAGGCGTTTTCGGTGTTGATTCCGTGAATGATGTGTTTTCAAGGTATAAGGTAGGATGTCTTGGAAGGGAATCCGCTGTGTTCTGGTATTCCGACAAGGATGGTAACGTGTGCCATGACAACAGGATAAGATATGGTGTGAATGGTCACAGGAAGAAGGAAACCCATGCTTTCAGGAAGTTTACTACGGGCGAAGGATTTACCCATCGTGGCTTTTTTAAGCCTTTTTTAGGGGAGTATTGCAGCGATGCGATAACTTGTATGGTTGAATCAGAGAAAACCGCCCTTATCGCATCTATGGCTTTCGGTAACGGTTTTATATGGACAGCTTGTGGCGGAATGAACCAACTTGGAAATAAATTGCCAAAAAATGTTATTTTATTCCCCGACTTTGATAATAAAGCTATATCTTTGTGGGGTGACAAAGGACGTGTGGCGAGATGGTGGGAGTTCCCTAGCCTGTCTTTTGGATTGAAGCATAACGATGATATCGGAGATGCTGTTATTAATAATTTGAATAGTATTAACATTAAAGAATTTAGAGAATGGACATTGAAGTAGGAATTGATTTTAAGGAAAACCTTCTTTCCTTGCGTAATTATATCTCTTTGGGATTTCGTTGTGACGATATTGATTTCAAGAATGCGGCTATTGCTTCCATTGATAGAATGATGGAAGAAGTGTTGGATGAGCATGATGTGAATTTCTTTGACGCATTGCAAAATGTGATTGATAACCTTAGTGAGATTAATACGGTAAAGGATTTTCACGATATTTACTGTGAATTTTATCATGTGATGGATGAGAATGAGTGTGTCATGCACCGTGAGTTCTTTGAAAAACTGAAAAAATATCGTGAAAGCAAGATTGAACGTATTGTTCCTTTGAAGGAAAAAGACTGCATTGTCATTGGTAATAAGTATGTTGAATTAGGTAGTGGTAAAGAGTGTGTCGTTGACAGTGTTATCCACATGCTTGCCGAGAATGATAAAATGATTAAAGATGCTGTTTTGTATGTAGACCATCTTGGTAAGCGAATAGCGTGCTCTATTGATGAGTTTAGGAAAAAGTTTGGGGTGAGGAAATAATAATCGTAGTAAAATATTTGATAATATAATTTTATTTAGTATATTTGCACTAAATTAAATTATATTAATATGAAAACAAACGTTACAATGGTGTCTAATGACAGAAAATTATTTGGGGTAACTATTAGACAAGATACCAAAAATCAATTTTTATCTATAACTGATTTGCAGGAGGCATATACTAGGGCTAGAATTGAAAAAGGATGGAATGAGAAGAGGGTTGAAAATATATTATCTAACAATTCATCTTCTGAGCGTATATATTATATCCTTAATAAACAGGGAATTATAAAAACAGGATTTACTGCTTTTATTGATGAGGTTAATAAAAGTTCATTGGTTAAGGTTTTAAAGAAGTATGGTGTTTATAAGACTCTTGGTGCTCGTAACAATAGACATGTTTCCTGTAATCCTTATATTTGGGTTCTTATTGCTCTTGAACTTAACCCTGAAATATATGCTACTGTTATAATGTGGTTGACAGATAATTTGATTATTAATCGTATTGAAGCTGGTGATAGATATAATGATTTATGTCGTTCGGCATCTAAGTTTGATGATGTGGATTACCGTATCATAGCAAAAGGATTGAATTATATTGTTTTTGGTGTCCATGAAACAATGATAAGGAATACAGCTACTCAGGAACAGTTAAAAGAATTGGATGATTTGCAAAAATCTTTATCGTTTGCTATAGATATGGGGTATATAAAATCTTTTTCTAATTTAATAGATGAAATGAGGAAAATTTATAAGAATAAGCATGGCTAATAAAGGAGAAATAAGGGTTAACGGTAAGGTGATGGGAAAGGATTACGGCAGGTATTTCTATTCTCCGCGTGGTAATATGTGGGCTGTCACCTTGTGTACGTATGACTGTGATGATGGTCGTATGTTTGAAAAAATAGAGTTGTATAGAACTAAGGATGAGGCTAGGGAAGCTGCATTCAGATTAAATACGGAGGAACACAATGGGTAATACGGATTCAAGTGTAATAAAACTGCCTAATGGGTATAGATTGAATAAGATTGACGATTGTACTTACGAGTTGGTAAAGATTGACGATTTCAAGAAAGGAGATTTCCTGTTTGCTAAAAGCAGAACAGGAGATTTAATAGATTATGTATTTATTAATACTGGTGGTTTGAAAGCTAATTTCTTATATAAGGACAAGAATGTTCTTATCTGTAATTTAGAGTTTAACTTTTCTAACAACTATGATATCTCAAAGGCTACTCTCGAACAGATTGCTGCCATGAGAAGGCTTTTATCCGAGAATAATTTTACTATTGTTGATGGTGAAGTTGTTCCAATTACAGATCCTGTTGTCGGCTTTGTTATTGTAAATGATGTGATTTATCCTGCAAGCAAGATTTATAGAAGCAGGGAATGCGCTATGTATGATTTAAAGAGAAAAGGAAATAAAAAATGAATCAAGTAAAATTTGTAAAATTAAGACGGGATGCAGTTCTTCCCGAAAAAAAAACTGATGGTGCTGCCGGGTATGATTTGTATGTTCCTGACAACACGTTGATAAGAAAAGGTCGTAATCTGATTAAACTTGGTATAGCCATTCAGATGCCATCAAATATGAAGGCTATTATCAAGCCGCGGAGTGGATTTTCCCTGAAAGGTATTATTGGCGTTGACGAGAAGTATCATGACGCTGATGTGTTGGATGGTGTTATTGATTGTGATTATACTGGTTGTATCGGTGTTATAGTGAAGAGTTTTGAGAAAGAGCCTTTCTATATTGCTGCCAAGGAGAGGATTGCTCAGCTTCTTTTCAGTAATTATATTGAGGTTGAATTTGTTGAGGTTGAAAGCCTTGATTCAACGGATAGGGGTGATGGAGGTTTTGGTTCCACAAATAATTTAGGCAAATGAGAAAGAAATTTTTATTATTTTTTGCTATTTCTTCAATAGTATTATTGGGGTTGTGTAGTTGTTCCAATGATAAGGATGATGAATACAAGGATGCTATTATCGGCACATGGGAACTTGTTCAGGTGAAAGTGGATGGTAGATGGTATCCTATGATAAGACCTACTTACGCTAAGTTTAATCAGGATGGTACTTATGTAGGAAGGGGCTATTTTGGGAATGGTTACGGTACTTATGATATTTCTGGTAAAACCATTACATGCCATGTTGATGGACATGAGTACGTAAGATACGAGATTGTTGAACTGATGTTCAATACCTGTATATTGAAGATGATGATGGGAGGTGACAGTATGGACATTAAATGTGAAAAACGATGAAAACAAAAAAGATAAATAAGATTTACGACAAGGGTTATGATAGTGTACTGAACAAGTATTTTATCTTAGCCATGTTTGTTGAGTTTGGTGAAACTAAGTATGACCGTATCTTCTTTTCTGATAAGAAGGATGCGGATAACATAAAAGTTGGTGATTTGTTATGATTGGAGTTACATTGAACAGCAGGGTGAAAATTATAAACCGTGATAAATACATTTCACTTCACGGTAAAGATTCTGTAAGCAAGTCAAATGTATTCGGTGAATTTGTCACTGTTAAATACTGTTTTGAGAATGGTGAAAAGTTTCTTTGTGCGGATGACCAGGGTAAAGAGTATATTCTTTTCTCGGATTGTATTGCTTATGTTGATCATGTTAAAGAGAGAAGTATTCTTGATGAGGCAAAGGATATCCGTAGCAACAGCAGGCAGTCTGACTATGGTGATGCTGTAGCCAATTTTGAAAATATTTCCAAGATGGCTTCTTTGATTACTGGAAAGGAATTATCTCCTTATGACTGTGTTGCTGTACAGATAGCTGTAAAGCTATGCAGACAGGGATTCCATAAAAAGCGTGACAATATGGTTGATTTGGCTGGTTACGCTGATATAATGCAATTAATCGTAGACCGGGAAAATGTGGAAAATGGGAAAAAAGGCTGACAACGCTTTGATTTTTAGGAGGGTCTTGTCGGCAAGCGGACTCTCCGATACTGATATTAACAGGAAAAGCAGGAAACATGATATTGTTATGAACCGTGCGCTTGTGTGCTGTGTCATGCGTGACATGGGTTTAAGTATGTCTGATATTTCTGATTTCCTATGTATTGACAGGAGTAGCATATACAATCTTTTTAAATATTCTTCTGAACTTGACGACAGGGTAAGGGAGATAAAATCTAGGATAAAGGAGGAAAGGTAATGGGTTTGAATAAAGGATGGGGTAAACTTCCCCTTAGTAACAATCTTCTTATTGACGATGAAAAACAGAAGAAGATTGATATAGCAAAGCATATTGATGATGCGAATGAGATGGAGTTATGGGCTGCGTCCGCTTATGTCATAGATACCAATCCTGTCTTGTTTTACAGAGCTACACACGTTGTTGACGAGGGTATGTCAGAGCGTTCTTTGCTTATGAAAGCCAAGCAATGGGTTAATTCTCCAAGAATAACCCAGATTGTCAATTATGCCAAATCTTCCATGCTTGCTTCCGATTATGTGACCCCATCCATGAGGCGTGTATTGGAAGGTGAGAATAAGGAAAAGACAAAGACTTTGATAAACAAGGATAACCTTGAATTTGAAGATGCGATAAGCCTTATAGAAAGTTTCCTAAAGCGTTCTGATATAGACACTGCTGATTTTAAGGATGTGAAAGGTGCGCTTGATATGCTTGCAAAGTTCAAAGGATGGCTTTCTGATGATGATGCTAGTGAGGATTTCTATGACAAGACTACCATAGCGTTTTTCCCATACGATTGCGACAAGTGTGTACGTGCCAAGGCAGGGTTATGCAACAAGTGTGTATATCATCGTGAATCAACAGGTGATCTTAGTGATGACGAACGTAAATGGATAAAGGAAAACGATACATGGAAAGGGTAGTCTATGTCTGTAAGGAAAACTACTAATTTAACGGTAAGAAATAAAGAAAGGGAAAGGCGTGTAAGGGAAATAGAGGAAGAGGGAGTATTTGATTATTACCATAAATTTACTCCTGTCCAGTTGTACAGGTATCTTTCACCTCTATGTAGTATTGATGCGTTACGGATATTGCGTTTGTGTATTGTATCCGCACAGAGGGGAGATAATATGATAACGTTGAAGTTTATAAGGAGGCAACTGAAATACAAACCTAGGCGTTCTGTTTTTGATTCATTGATAAATTCCGGATTGATAATAGAACAAGTTCCTAATGTTTTTTCCTGTACGGTGAAGGTGAACGAGTATTCTCATATATTGAGCATGATGCGTATTGATGATAATGCTCCCGATGTTGTAGATGTGGATGATTTAAATTGTTACAAAGTTGTAGCAGAGGATAATATTAGTTACCGTGTCGTTAGCAAACGGGGAAGTGTTATAAAGAGTTTTACTGATAAGAGTGAAGCAAGTGATTATCTTGACGAACTGTATTTCCCTAAAGGTGAAGATGGTGACGTGGAAGCATTGTCGAAAGAGGAAGAGGAAGAATTAACCATTTAGTTAACTATTTTTAGTATTGTTTTCTGTGTTAGTTTATTTTTTAATATTACTTTTGTCGCATGAGATATTGCTATGATAAAGAACGGTATGATTATCTTGTCAACGAGATTTTTAAATGTGGCAAGATACTTAAAGAGAACACCATTAACGGTAAGGAAGTTAGCTGGAAAGTTTTCTGGATAAGGGTGGACGCTCACAAAAGAAGGCTGTCTGCAATGAGAGAATTAGACAAAATAAAAGAGGAGAAATATAAAAAATAAAAAAATGGATTTAGTATTAAATTGTAAAGTAAAGAAAGTAGGTCAGTTACAGGCTGGTACAAGTAAGGCAGGTAATCCTTGGCAGAAGAGAAATTATCTCGTTGAGGAAATTGGTTCCATGTATTCCAAAGAGGTGTATTTCTATGTAATGGGCACCCTGTGTGATCTTCAATTGAAAGAGGGTGATACTATTACTGCCCATCTTGAAATCAGAGCAAGAGAATACCAGGGTAAATATTACAATGAAGTTGGGTGTTTTAAGATAGATATGCCGCAACCAGCACCTGCGCCTGCACCTGCACCTGTTCAGCCTGAAAGACGGGATGATTTACCCTTTTAAAATTGCAATGCTTTCTGAAATGTGTGATTTTTACTTGTATTGATTAATTTCTTGTTTTTGTTTGCGGATGGAGGTTTATCTTTTTTGCCATATTTCTGGTTTTCCTCCACCCGATTTTATTTTTAGTTTATGATGAAACGAATAAAGAGTAAATTTCCTTTAGCTGGAATATTCAATTTTGTATTGGGTAAGTTATCCGTTTTGAAATCTATTTCTGAACCTGTAACTTTCTATTCCCGTGATAATGCTTTACCTGCATTGTATTATGATGTTGTTTTGTATGAAAAGTATTTGAATGATACAATGTCTAAACTTATGGGGTGGATTGATACTATCAATCAATACAAGTCTGTTGGCTATGATCATTCTAGATTTGTTGAGATGAAAACAAACGAGTATAAAGAAACATGGCTTTTTGATTCGGAAGATGATATCCCATATTTTTCTTTTAAGAGTTGTTTGGTGTGTGAAGATTATAGGGATATCGTCTTGGATTGCTCTGATGATGACATTACAAGTATAATGAATGCAGTTAGTCTTTTTAGTCGTTTTGATATCTGTGAGTTCTTCAAAATTCCTTCATACAAAATTGAGGAAGATGGGACTATACATGAAAGAACTTTTGCAGACAAGGAGATGGATAAGGCTTCAAACAGCGTGATGATTGATGATGTTCGTTCTACTATGATTCATGTTAACAGGAAGATTCATTCTTTGGTTGACTACATAAAAAACATTGACGAGGATAAGTTTGATGAGAGCGTTGTGGCAAAGATAGAAAGGGATGTATTTGAAATACTTTATTTGAAACTAGGAAACAATTAAATCAGATTGCTATCAACTACCCATTAGGATAAATCCTAGGTTGATTAGACTAAGCGTTAGGAGAGAATATATAGTTAATAAAGGTTCTATTAATTGCAAGCATTTTCGATTGATAGATATAAGAAAAAGTATATTAACTGAAAAACGAATACTAGTAAATTTATGAAGATTAATTTGTTTGTAAACGGAAATTTGGTGTGCGACCGAAGCGAAGCGAGGGAGC